GAAAAATCATCTCTAACTTTTTCTGCATAGTTACCAAGTGCAGATCTAACATTTACTCCAAAAGGATCTACGTAATTTCCTCCAGTGTTTTCACCAAACACTGTTGGACCTCTATAGCCCATGCTTTGTTCTATAAACTGTTGATCTAATTTAGGTAGTGTATCAAACTTATCCATTGATCCTAAAAGAGCACTAATAGGACCTATGCCACCAGCTTTATTTATCAAACCTGTTATACCTTCACCAATGCTTGATAATCCAGATTGTAATCTACCAGCTGTGGTTAGCTCTAAAGGAACATCTGTACCAGATGAAATATACTCACCCATGTCTGGCCCAGTTAATTCTTGTTCTCTATAACTTGGAAAACCAAAAAAAGTTTTATCAAGTTTACTTTGATATAGATCATCTACTAAAGGTGTGGGTTGTCTTCTTGAGTACGCATCAAATCCAAGTCCTGCAAAATCATCATAATTAATATCTCTTGCTTGTAAAGCACCACTTGTTTGAGGTCTACTATCTAAAATAGTAGGTATTCCTGAAGGTGCCCCTGTCGTAGGTTCGTTACTATCTGGTGCTGTGGGTATTTGAAATGGATTTAATAGATATTGAGTCTGAGGTATAAATTTATACCCCGCATCAATAACTTTTCTATCATATGCACTAAGTGGAATTGCCATTATACTATTCTATTTTGTTTTACCAAAAATATCAAGGCTTGGCATAAGAACTTTTATATCTCTTCGAATGTCTTTTTCAGGTATACCTTTAGATTTCCATTCATTATCGTCCTTATATTCTTCACCTGTTTTAAGGTTAGTTATTTTTTCTATTATTTTCTCTGGTTTTATGACTTGCATTTTCCTCCTATGTTCTGTCAAATTCTAGTATTGATACTGTGCCTTCAAATATATCAGCTGTCGCTGCTTGTAATTGTAACTTGTCACTCTCTTCTAATATAATTGTACCATCAGATATAGACTTAGAATTACCTGAGTTTACTGTATGTTCTGCAAATTGGTAAGCTCTACCTGCAGATGTATCAAATACAAAAGCTTTAATTTCAACATTACCTGATCCAACGTTTGCTGTATGAATGTTTTGAATAATTGCTCTAGACTCAGATGGTACAGTATAAATATCTGTAGCGTCTGTTGTAGTTAAATCAAACTGTGCATTCTTATATCTATTAGCCATTATGCTTCACTTCCACTGCTCATGAACCAAGTAAATCTTGATTGCTCATCTCTTAAATCTTGTTGAAAAGTTGAATTTAATTTTTCAATTAATCCATCTAAGTCTCTAACCAAAGAATCAGCATCTTGCTGTCTGTATTCTTTATTAGGTCTTGTAAATACTACTGTTATCTTTGCCATTATCTACGTCCATCTGGTTGTGTATCTAATCTAAATGTACCTAATTTCCAACTTTGATTAGCAGCAGTGTTTGCTACTTTTAAAGATATAGCTCTTGCTCTTGCACGAGTGTCTACCTTATCAGTAGATGAGGTAATTGTAAAGGGTCCAAGTGGTGAGCTCGCTTGAGAACTATTAGGGTAATTTTTAAGTTGTAGTGTTATTTGAGTATTACCTGTTTGAGATAAGAAGTCAGGTATAAATCTTCTAATCTTCATAATATATTCACCATCTCCTTGAAAATCAGCAATACCAGTCATCTGACTACCAACAACTCTTTGTGTAATATCAAAATCTCCTGATTCAATGTTAGAGGTAACTGTATTTATACCAGTTGCTAGTGCTTCATCAGTTCCTTTTTCATGTTCAAAGTATATTGTGCTTCCTTCAGTGTTACCAACAACATCAAATGATGCATCATCACTTGCAGTGAAACTAGTTGCGTGTGGTAAACCAAATACAGCTGAATCTTGCCATGCACCTCTTGCTAATGTTCCTGTTGTCCAAACAGGTCTATTAGGACGTGAATCAAGATAGTTATATGTTACACATCTATTGATCACTGTTGAGCTTGATGTACAATAGAACCAAGTAATTTCACCGAACAAATTATTTAATCCAACATTTATTAATTGATTAGCAGTTGTATTTAAATCATCAAAAACAAAATCTTCAACTAAACAAACCATAGTTTCAAGATTACCAGAGTATTTAAAGAAACCATTTTCTGACATCCAATAAGCAGCACCATCAACTTCTAATGCAGCATTCTGTCCAATCAATCCACAGTTTGTTCCTACTTGTTGAAAACCAAATGTAAATGGTTGACCAATAAATCTCATAGTAAACAAAGATGTATCCGTCCAAACATAGATTGCATCCCTACCTCTAACGGCACCTACAATTTTAGATCCATCTGCTAGTCTTTGTGTACCTGCTGTATTGACTGCTGTTGGTTGGTATGTATTTATATCTTCTTGGTTTGAAAATCTAATAAACATTTCATCTTGTGTAGATGGAGTTCCAATAGTTGTTTCTGTTCCAAAAAATACTAAGTGCCTATCAGGAGTAGATACTAACATATCACGTGATGCTGTTGGTGCACCTGATATAATTGTTGCTCTATTTGTTACAGCATTTGTTGCATTTGAGTCCCACTCAAATACTTGTGCGTTATGAATTAGTGCAATTACTTTATCACCAAAATTATCAATAGACCATAGACCTGGATCAACAACTAAGTCACCCGATGCAGCCTCACCCCATGCAATATAATCTGAACTGTTGGTCACTGTTGCGCCATTAGAATGTGTTGCAGCTGTTGTATTTCTAACACCTCTTGTAACACCTGTTAAAGTATTACCACTTATACCTGTGTACGAAATTTCTTCTGATCCTATCTGTACAAAGTTTGTACCTGAAGTTGGAAACAAAGATGCATCTGTTAATACAATAGTTGTTGTAACTGCATTGATACTACCATTTAAAGTTGTAGTTGCTTCACCTGTTACGGTTCCACCCCATGAGCCTAATCCCCAACCAAAACCAGGTAATTGCTCTGCAGGTCCTACTGGATAATAATGTTGAACTCTAATACCACCTGATGTCGTAGCACCTGAACCTGTTTCAGCTGAGGGCATCGTAATAGTTAAAGTAGTAGATGTTGGTATACTTGTTACCATGAACGTTTTATCATCAAAGTCTGATGCTGAATAATTTGAATTAGTTATTGATGTAAAATTATCCAAAAGAATAATATCGTTTTCTTGAATGTTGTGATCTGTGCTAAATGTTATCGTGACCGTTGCTGAACCATTCGTTGTACTAAAAGCATTTGATAATGTTGTTGTAGTTTTAATAGGGTGAATGTCGTAGAATACACCCCCTGTGTAAGCGTATAAAATTCTGTTTGTACCTATGATTGCAAACTTGTTACCAGATTTATTAACTAAATGATGTAAAGCTCTTGCAGCTCCTGTAAGTTTAGACTCACCTAATTGTGACCAACCACCTATCTTTTCAGGTGTACCATATCTAAAACGTACATTGTCTCCATCAACCCATTGTCCTTCGGCTGTGGTTTCTGTAATTTGTTTATTGAATCCAGGTTGGAATCCTATTTTTTGTAGCATATGGCTCCATTATAATACTATTTTACACCTGACGGTAGACCTAACTTAGCTCTGCCATCAAACTTGTTTTTACTAGCAAATGGGCCGTTTACATGATTATAATGTAAAAATACTTGGCCGCAAATGTTCCCGTCAAAAGGCTCTCGCCAATGTTCGAGTTCGCAACCACTATATACTAACATATCCCCTACTTCAAGCAAGACTTTCTCACCTTTTGGAGCGTTGGGTTTATGTATATTTTTATACTCGTCAATTACATTATTAGATCCTGTAGGATCTATAAATATAGGCCAAGGATCGCCACCTAGATTAACTGTTGTAGATACCTCGCAAGAAGGTCTATCCTTATGTCTTTTTAATTCATCACCTTTTTTATATGCTCTTGCATACGAGTAAGTTGGTATTAACTCTAGTCCTGTTTCTTTTTTCATTACAGGTAACATCTTGACTAGTAATGTATCCATCACAAAGTCACCATAACAAGAATAAGTATTTGGTATTTGTTTATCGGTCCATGTTCCAAGGATCGGGGACTGTGAATGTATATTATGTTGATACATATAACTTACTGCATCTCGTTTAAGCAAAAAATAATTAAATATAAAATTAGCTAGTTCGTATGATACAGCGTTTTTTATAACTTGATATTTAAACATTAAATCCTTTCTGTATAAAATTAAATGATACAGATATTCTTATATCATCACTTTCATTAGGTTCAACACAATGCCATAACCAAGAAGGAAAGATAACGATTCTACCTTCAAGAGGATCTATATGAACTTCTCTCCATAAATGTGATGGAGGTTTACCTTGTTTTCTTGCAGGCATAACCATATGTGCTCCTGGTCTTGGTTCATTAAAAACAAGTTTACCAGAATTCTGTGGAGCTTTAATATAATAAACACCACTAAAATGACTATTCGGATGTAAGTGTGGTCTATTCATTCCACCTGGTGGATTTATATTTGCCCACATGTTTCCTATCATAGGTTCTCTATCTAACCATTCTTCTACAAAAATTTCACCCATCATTTTATACAGTTCATCTACTAAAGGTTTAAATACAGGTATTTGATGCATGTTAGTTTGACTATGCCAACCTTTTAAATTAGTTCTAGTCACACCTTTGTCTTTGTTAGACCAATCAACAACTTCTTTTTCAAAAAGTCTATTGTCTAAATTAACATCTTTAGCGTATACAACAGTTGGAAAGTATGCAGCTTTAATCATCATTTGAATGGTGTCCCTCCAAACCACATAACAAGTGATTGTCTTCTACCTCTGGTAACTGGTTTTACTCTATGTCTTATAAACGATGCAAAAAACACTGCGTGTCCTTGTTTTATTTTTGCAACTTTACCTTCGGACATTAATTCTAAATCACCACCTTCAAATTCTGATTCAGGGGAAAGTAGACATGTCATAGATATTTTTCTTACAGGTGGTTCATGAACCATGTTCACATCATTATCTACATGCCATTCATAAAATCCTCCTTCAGGATATTCTGTGTACTGTGCAAGTTCTGTTATTTGCATCCCGTCAAAACCAAAATGAT